TTAGAGCCCGCGCCGTCCCCGTCCGACGGCGCGGGCCACCAACGCCGACACCTGGGCCTCTGACCTGCGGAAACTTTCCGCGTCCCGGGTTGTCACGTTCACCACCACCGGCGCGTTTCCTGCGCCCGGGCCAGCACCGCCCCCCGACATGGCCCCCGACATGGCCACGCCCAGCCGCCCGTCGGCTCCGCGCGCCAGCGGCAGGATTGCTTCGGCTCCGGCCTCGCCCATGAGGCCCAGGCCGCCCGAATGCCCAAAGAAAGTCGGCTGAGCCACCACGCCTCCGTCGGCGAAGGCCGTCACGCCGCCGCTGATCAGGCTCGACAGCCCGTCTGTCCCGAACAGCCCCCCCGCCATCGACCCGACCAGCGTGTCGAGCGGCTTCAGCGCCTGCCCCAGCACGCGGGAGGACAGGCTCAGCACCATCTGCTTCATCACGCTGTCCAGTGCCTTGCCGTCGACCAGCGCCGCCTTCAGGCCCGTGCTCATCAGGCGCGAAAACTCGCCGGCCGAGCGGGTCATGTCCTGCATCTGCGCGCTCATCCGGCCCATGTCACCGGTCAGACCGCTGTCGCTGTCATCCTCCATCACGGCGCTCCCTCATCCGGAAAATCGGTCATCAGCCGGGCCAGATCCCTGCGGCTCAAGGCAGCCGCCCGCCGGGTCAGCCCCAGCGCCAGCGCCAGTTCGCGCGGCGTCGCAGCCCAGGTCATGGCCGGGCTCCAGCCCAGCCGGTTCATCGCGAGAAAAAGGGCAAGGTCCCAGGGAAACGGTTCCGCCGATCCAGGCCTTGCCCCGCTCAAGGGCGCGTGCCGGCGTCCTCCTCGCCCGCCTCACCGGTGCCAAAGGTCACCCTGAGCAGGTCCGCCGCAATCGCGGCATAGCCCGGTGCGCCGCCCGGCGCCCGCATCGAGGCCACCTGATCATCGCTCACCACATGGCCCGCTCCGCGCAGGCCAGCGCCCAGCACCCTGACCAGATCGCGGGCCGACAACCGGCCAGATCCGAACCGCTCGACGAGCCCGTTCAGATCCTGCACCGCAAAGGCCGCCTCCAGCTCGGCCAGCGCGCCCAGTGTCAGCACCAGCGTCCATTCCCGGCCATCCAGCATGGCCGAAATCTCTCCGCGCAGGCGGTTCACCATCGCCATTTCCCTTCTCAGATTGCGGTAAAGGTCAGTTCGCCAGCGGATTCCAGCGCCATCTCGTAGGTCACCTCGCCGTCATGCTGTCCGGCATATTCCAGCGCCGTGATCTGGAACGGCCCGTCCAGGGTGCCGAAACTCGGAATCGTCACCTGCCAGCGGCGGATCTCGCCGGAAAAGAACAGAGTGCGCGCCTGCGCATCACTGGTGAGATCGCGAAAGATCCCCGAGCCGGAAATGCTGGCCGCCCGCGTCCCTGCCCCGTCCAGCAGTTCCCGCCAGCGCCCGGTGCTGTCGGCGCTGGTGATGTCGACCGCTGGAGCCGACAGGGCAATCCTCCGCGCCCGCAGTCCCGCCACGGTGATGAAGGAACCGCTGCCGGTCTGGTCCAGTTTCAAAAGCAGATCACGTCCACGCTGCGCCGCCATGGCCTGTCTCCCAGTCTGTTAGGTGTGGTCATTCATCGATCGTCTCGCCCCCTCCCTCGTCGCTCCTACGCAGGCAGGAGCGACGAAGGGAAGGAAACACCTACGGCTCCGTCACAGCGCGAAGCCTTGCGCCGGCCCGCCAGGTCCGGCCGTCCGCCATGCGCCGGCTTGTCACTTCGATACGCCGCACCGAGATCATCTTGGCGCCAGTAATGGTCAACGTGGTCGTCTCCAGCGTGGTCACGGCCAGCACCAGAGCCTCCATCGCCTCGTCGCGGCTCGCCCCGCGCGAATAGACGGCAAGCTCAAGCTCGTGCTCCTCGCCGTCGCTGATCGTTCCGCCCAGCAGCCGGCTCGCAAGCGCTTCCAGCGTCAGATAGGGCAGCGGCTGTCCGCGCGGCGGCCCGTCATAGAGCCTGGCACCGCCCAGCAATGTCAGCAGCGCCGGCGTCGCCGAAAGTCTTGTCAGGACCGCGCTGCGCAGGTTCAACCCATGGCTCATGCCGGTTCCTCCTCAAGCATCAGCTCCACCTGCCGCCGGCCGCCATCGCGGTCCCTTGCGGCCAGCACCCGGAAGCTGCGGGCGTCCATCGTCACCTTCCAGCCGCCGCTCACGTCAGCGCGAAAGCGCAGGGTCATGCGGTGGGTGGCCGTGCCGCTGAGCCGCCCGGCCGCCACGGCCTCGCCCTGCGACAGGCCGGTCAACTGCGCGAAATCGATACCGATGTCGGTAAACCCCGCCGTGGCCTGCCCGCTTGCCGCCACGCTCAGCTCCGGCCGCCACAGGCGCACGGACAGCCGATAGGTGCCCGCGCCGCTCACAGCAGCGGCATCCGGAAGGGCATCAGCAGCCGGTCGAGGCCAAACGGTAGGCTCGCCATGGCAAGCTCTGTCCCGGCTGCCCTGTGCTCGTACCAATGCGCGGCCAGCATGCGCACCGCCTGCCTCAGCGGCTCCGGCACATCGGCGGGAGAAGCCCCATATCCAGCCGTGAAGTCGATCTCGAGCCCGTTCACCGGCTCCACCCCGGAAGCCGTGTCCGGTGCCACCACCAGCCGCGCCGGCTCTGTGCCGCGCCTGAGCGTCCAGGCGGAGGGGGCCAGCGTCACCGGCATGCCGTCCGCGCCATAGACAGTCACCGCCGTCACCGACAGCACCGGGGCCAGCGGCAGCCGCAGGATGCGTCCCGCCGGCCAGCCGTCCAGCGCGATGCGCCAGCCCTGCGTGATCAGCGCCCGCCGCGTCACCTGTTCCGCATGCTCGCGCGCGGCCTTGATCAGGCTGGCGAGCAATCCGTCTTCCTCGGTCTGCACCAGCCTCAGCTGGGCCCGAAGCTCCGCCAGCGTCACCGGCTCCACCGCCGGCGCGCTCGTCAGCCAATGTGTCATGGCCACCTCTTGTCAGGAATTTTTTCTTAAGTGCAGTCGTCATGCAGCAGGACCGAAGCCCCCCCCCACCAACCCCTCCCCACAAGGGGGAGGGGAGCTGAGAGGCCTCAGCAGACGTCGGTAGGGTTGTTCGATCCGGGAGGCGCTGCCGCCCCCCCCCCTCCCCCTCACACCGCGAACACCAGCAGCTTGATCGCGGCGAAGTCCTGCACGCCGCCGCCGACACGCTTGGTCGTGTAGAAGAGCACGTAGGGCTTGGCGGAATAGGGGTCGCGCAGGATGCGCACGCCCTGGCGGTCGACCACCAGATAGCCGCGCTGGAAGTCGCCGAAGGCGATGGCGGGGGCGTTGGCGGCGATGTCGGGCATCGCTTCGGCCTCGGTGACGGGGAAGTTGATCAGCGTCGCCGGGGCACCGGCGCTCGCCGGCGGCTGCCAGATGTAGTTGCCGTCGGCATCCTTCATCTTGCGCACCGCCGCCTGGGTGCGGCGGTTCATGACAAAGCGGGCGTTCTGGCGGTATCCGGCGCGCAGCGAATAGATGAGATCGATCAGCTTGTCGCCCGGATTGGTCGCGGCAAAGTTGCCGGCAACGCCCGTGTTCAGCGTGCCGAGCGAACCCCAGGCCCAGGAGGCATCGGCAACACGCGGCACCGACAGGAAGCCGGTCGGCTTGTTGATGCCGTCGCCGTTGACGAAGGCCGAGCCCTCCTGCTCGGCAAAGACCATCTCGATCTCTTCCGCGATCCAGGCGTCCACGTCCACGGCCGCATCATCCAGCAGCGCCGAGGTGGCCGAGGGCATGGCATAGAGTTCCATGGTCGGGAAGGTCAGCTCCGCCAGCGTCTGGCTGCTCGTCTGCGGCCGTGCGGCGGTCTCGCCCACCCAGCCGGACTGCGGCCCGGTCAGGGAATAGGGCTTCTTGAACACGCTGCCCGAAACCTGCCGGTTGCCGGCAATGGCGCGGATAGGCGACACGTTGGCCAGCCGCATGAGGATGCCGCTTTCCGTCTCCGCCGGCACCAGGAAGCCGCCGTCCGGGTTGGAGCCGATCGACAACGCTTTCATCTCCAGCGCCTTCAGCCCGTCGTCGCGGCCCTCGCGCATATAGGCGTCAAACGCCGCCTTGTGCTCCAGCCCGGCACCATGGCGCGACGTATCGCCGGAGAGTTCCGGTCGCCGGGCCTTCAGGGTCAGTTCGTCCAGCCGGCGCTGCGTCTTGTCGAGTGCCGCATCCAGCCGGTTCAGCTTGTCCAGCGTCACCACATCGGCACTGCCGCGCGTCTCCAGTTCGGCCAGCCGCGTGTCATTGGCATCGCGGTAGGCGGCAAAGGCTGACTGCAGGTCGTCCAGCGCCTGGCGCGGCTCCAGTCCATAGGCCTTGGTCTCAAGCATCATCTCGTTCATCGCTGTCTCCGCGTTGGGCAGGGGCATGATCTCGGGCTGCGGCTCATCGCGCCGCGGTCTCCGCCGGCAGAGGCGTCAGCCGCGCTGCCGGGTGTTCGGGAAAGGTCACCAGCGACACTTCCCAAAGGTCGATTTCGGTGAGGTGCCGGCGGACACCGCCCGCACCCTTCACGGCCGCCAGGGCGCGAAAGCCGATGGAGAGCCCGTCCAGCGCCCCGGCGCTGATCAGCTCCGCCGCCTCGCGCGCCGCAGCCACGCCGGTCAGCAGCCGTCCGGTCACATAGAGGCCGTGCGCGTCCTCCCGCGCCTTCTCCCAGATGCCGATGGGCTGCATCCGGTCGTGCTGCCACAGCATCCGCACGGCCGCAGACCCGCGCCGGGCGAGCGAGCGGGCAAAGGCGCCCGGCAGCACCACATCGCCTGCGCCATCGGGCTGATGGAACACGCTGGCGTATCCGGCAAAGCGGGTCATCGCGCTGCATCCCGACGACTTGGCGTCTGGTCCGTGATCTGGCCAAGCCGCTGCAACGTCGCGGCAAAGGCGGCAAACACCCGCGCGGGCCGGGCCTGCGGCGCGGTCCTGCGGTTCAGGTTCAAGGTCAGGCTGCGGGCAGGCGTCATCGCCCCGCCACGGGCCAAAAGGCCTGTGTCCGTCATGACTTGGCTCTCCTTGTCGAGGTTCTGAGTCCGGCTTGCCCGCTTCATGCGGCAGGCGAGCCCGGCGCTTCATCGCAAGAATTCACGAGGCGCCAATTGCTGAGTCTTCTGAATCGCTTGGCCCCGGCTCTTCAGCCGCCATCATGGTCGTTGAAGATCTGATTCAAGCGCTCGATCTCGTCCACGAACTGGCTGAAGCGCCGGTTCGAGGCGGACAGTTCCTTCAGCAGCAGCCCGGCCAGGACCGAGGCCGATCCCGCCCACAGCAGCAGCGCCAGATGGGCCAGGTCGCCGCGTTCGACGACGGCGGTGAGGACCGCCTCAGTCATTGCCCTGCCCTGCTGCGTCGCCCTGCCCTGCGGTTTCGCCCTGCCCTGCTGCCTCGTCTGACCCAGCGCGGCGGCCATAGCCCACCGCCGCCCGCTTCTCGTCCTCGGACAGGAAGTCCGCCGCCCCCACGCGCCGCCACAGGGCCTCGCGCTCCGGCGACAGCGCCTCGATGGCATCGGCGTCCGGTTCCAGCCGCAGCGGCACGCCATAGGCCGGGGCCAGCCAGTTTGACAGGCTCAGCGCCGTCCGCCGTACAAGCGGCAGCACGGTCTGGCGCCAGAAGGCCCGATTGGCTTCCTGGTAATTGGCAAAGGTGTTGTCGCCAGGAATGCCGATCAGCATCGGCGGCACGCCGAAGGCCAGCGCGATCTCGCGCGCCGCCTCGCGCTTGGCCTCGATGAAATCCATGTCCTTGGGCGTCAGTCCCATCGGCCGCCAGTCCAGCCCGCCTTCCAGCAGCAGCGGCCGGCCGGCATTACGCGCGCCCTGATAGCCCTCTTCCAGTTCCGCCTTCAGCCGCTCGAACTGGTCCAGTGACAGATTGGCCCCCTCGCCCGCGCCATAGACCAGCGCACCGGAGGGCCGCGCTGCGTTGTCGAGCAGCGCCTTGTTCCATCCGGCGGCCGCGTTGTGGATGTCGAGGCTCACCTGTGCCGCCTCGATCGGCGCGCAGCCATAATGGTCCGACAGCGGGTGAAACAGGGTCAGCTGCCGCACCTGCGGCACGTCGCCAAGGCCGCTCAGCCGCAGCGACTTGCCGCCCACCTGATACTCGAATGCCTCCGGCCAACCGGACGTCCCCGGCACCACTTTCACCCGGTCGGGGCGTAACACATGCAGCTCCGCCGGCAGGGCATCCGCGTCTTCGCTGACATAGATCCGCTCGACATAGGCATTGCCCGCCACCAGCAGGTGACCGAACAAGGTCTCCAGAAAATCCGGCCCGCTCTGGCCCCGGTTGGGCCGCGCCAGCAGGCGCAGCAACGGGTGCTCCGTCAACTCTTCTGCCTCGGCAAACAGGCTCAGCGGAACACTGGCCGCTGCCTCGCTGACCATGCGCACCGCCCGGTAGACAACCGGGTTGCGCAGGTAGCCTTCCCGCGCCAGCGCCGCATAGTCGCGCGGGCTCCACACGGGCCGCCCGCCGCTGGCAAAGGCGATCAGCGGCGCCGTGCGCGAGGCCTTTTCCTCGTCAACCGGTGCCCCGCGCGGTTTGAAAACTGAGTCCAGAAGCCGTGCCAACCCCATGATCCTGAATCCTTTTTCCGCATCAGTTAAGAGATTGAATCCACGGCCTCACAGCTTGAGTCACATGGCAGCCTCGGCGCGCCAACAACTGAGCCCCACGCTCCCTCTCCCCCTTGAGGGGGAGATGCCCCCGTCGGGGGCAGAGGGGGGTAAGCAGCCTCTCAGAAAACCGAAGAGCTGATCGCAGCAGCCATGCCCCCCCCCCCCTCACAGCCGCCTCAGCCGCGGCGTCCCCCGTTCGGACAACAGCAGCTCGCTCAAGGCCCAGACCAGCGCGTCCAGCCGGTCGGGCGAGCGGCCCGAGGTGAGGCCGCCCGGACCGAAATCCGCCATCTCGTCTTCCAGCGCCGGCATCGCCCCGACATGGCGCACCCGGCCTTGCTCGTAGATCAGCGCGACCGGTTCGGCCCGGGCATACTTGCCCCGGCTCGCCCGCACGCTCTTCACCGGCACCGCCGGATCAGCAGCGGCAATCACCTCGCGCACCATGTCGCCGCCCTGATTGACCTCGGCGACCAGACAGTCCGCCTGATAGTGCCGCCACAGCGCCACCGCCCGCCCGGCCCAGTCGGCCGGCCGCGCCCGGGCCAGACTGTGATCGGCGAGCACATAGGCAATCCCGTCCTCACCGAGGCCCGCCACCACCAGGCCGCAGGCATCGGAGCGTTTCGTGGCCGTGGCCGGCGGATCGATGGCAATGACAATCCGCGTCAGATGATCCGGCGCGGCGGCGATCCGGCAGGCGTCCAGGTCACCGCGTTGCCACAGGGCATCGGGCCGGTCCTCGATCAGCTCGCCGTCCAGCTCCTGCCGCCCCAGCCGCGTTCCGGCGTAGCGCGCCACCACCCGCTCCAGAAAGCCAGGTGCCAGAAACAGCGCATTGGCCCGGGTTGCGGCCCGGGTCAGCGTGGTGCCGGGCATGTCGATGAGGCGCTTGAGCAGCGGTACTGCGCGCGGCGTCGTCGTCACCAGCTGGCGCGGCCGCTCGCCCAGTCTCAGGCCAAACTGCAACATGTCGAAGGTCTCCTCGCCATTGCGCCACTTGGCCAGCTCGTCGGCCCAGGCGATGTCGAACTGCGGCCCGCGCAAGGCCTCCGGGTCTTCCGACGAGAAGGCCTGCGCCACCGCGCCGGTGTGCCATTCCAGCCGCCGCCGGCTCGGGTTCCACTGCGGCCGCTCGGCCTTGGGATGCACCGACAGGATGCCCGACACCCCTTCGATCATCACCTCGCGCACGTCCTGATAGGTCTCGCCAACCAGCGCGATGCGCCCCGCAGGTGCCGCCTCGCCGGTCCAGCCATGGCCAAGGGCGCGGGCTCGGATCCATTCCGCCCCGGCCCGGGTCTTGCCCGCGCCGCGTCCGCCCATCATCAGCCACACCGCCCAGTCGCCGCCGGGGGGCAATTGATGCTCATGGGCGAAGGTCGGCCAGTCCTTCAGCAGGAACGCCATCTCGCTCCGGCTCAGCCGGTCCAGCGCCTCCTCCATCCGTCCCGCCTGCCCAAAGGCCAGCAAGGCGGCGCGCAAGTTCCGCGCGCAGGCTGTCGGGGTCAGGTCCGTCATCCGTCTCCTCGCTGCGGCTCTTCTGCAGGTCCATGAGCGTGTCGAGCGTGCGGGCGAGGCTAGCCAGCGTCCTTGCGCCCTGATCCATGTCGGAGAGCTTGCCCCCCTCCCCGGTCTCGCCCGCCATCAGCCGGCCCAGCCGGTCTTCGAGCCGCGCCACCTGGGTCTCGAACGCCCGGTAGAGCCTGGCGATCATCCGCGCCTGCTCATCCGGTTCAGCATCAGCAAAACCCTCCAGCGCCTCGCCCCGCCGCATCCAGCCCTCCTGCCGGATGCGATAGGCAAGCCGCTTCGTGGTCACCTTCAGCCGCGCCGCGATCATCGCCTGCGACAGGTCCGTCTCCTCGTAGAGCCGCCGCGCCTCGCGCCAGACCTGCGCCGGGTCGCTGCCCGCATCCACCACCGGCCGCCGGATCCGGCCACGCGGTTGCACCGGATCCGGCTGGACTGGCACCACCGTGCCTGTCGTCGTGCCCTTTGGAGCCCGTGTCTTGCCAGCGCCAGCCTTCCTCGCAGAGGGCTTCGTTGCTTCAGGCAAGCCATCCCCGTCCCCGGCAGTGTCCTGCATGGCCAAGCTCTCCTGCAAAAACTGAAAGGTCTCTTCAGTGCACGGCAACGCCAGTGGCTAGGCTTCTCAACTGGATGCCGCGCCGCCAGCTGTCATGGCCCGGTCAAAAATCCATCTCTGTCAGAAAGGCCGAAAACTTGTCCCCGGGTGCGTTCACCGGGTGCATTGTGTCCTGCAGACGGCGCTCTTTGCGCAGGAGTGGATCAACATCCCATCCGCACTCGCCGTCAGCCGCACTTCTTCGACCATGACAAAACCCTACCCGAACAGCGCTCCGCTGTCAAGGATTATTTTCCTATATCCTTGCACCCGGTCGCCAATGAAAAAAGGGCCGGACCAGTTGCCCGGTCCGGCCCTCATGCGATGGAATGACTCTGCGTACCGCCCGCCGATCTCAGCCGAGCTTGCGCGAGGCCTCACGCGCCTTGAGCGTGGCGCTCTCGATGGACGACGTCGCCCGCGAGATGTCGCTGATGCTCTCGGTAATGGCCTGCACCCCAGCCGAGGCCTGGTGCATGTTGCCGGAGATGTCGCGGGTCACGGCGGCCTGCCGGTTCACCGCGTCGGAGATCGTCGCCGAGATGTCGCCGATGTTGCGGATGATGCCGATGATCGACTCGATCGCCCTTTCGGCGCTGCTCGTCGAGGCCTGAATCGAGCCGATCTGTCCGGTGATGTCCTCGGTCGCCTTGGACGTCTGGCTGGCCAGTTCCTTCACCTCGGCGGCCACCACGGCAAAGCCGCGCCCCGCCTCGCCGGCCCGCGCAGCCTCGATCGTCGCGTTGAGCGCCAGGAGGTTGGTCTGGTTGGCAATGCTTTCGATCAGTTCCAGCACCTCGCCAATGCGCTGCGAATCCTGGCTCAGCTGCGCCATGATCCGGCTCGACTGGTCCGCTTCAGCAACGGCCGTCTTTGCAACGTCAAGGGCCGTCGTGACCTGCCGGCTGATCTCGCCGATCGATGCCACCAGTTCCTCGGCTGCGGTTGCCACCATCTGAACACTGGAGGCCGTGCGACTGGACGCGTCCGACACATCAGCAGCCCGCGCATTCGTGCTGGTCACTTCGGACGTGACAAGCGCGAGATCGGCGTCGATTTCCTTCTGAACCACCTCGCGATGCTTGCGCCGCTTCACCTGCACGGTTCGATCCGTGGCAAATTTCACGACCTTGGTGAGCCGGCCATTGGCATCGAAGATCGGGTTGTAGGTCGCCTGGATCCAGACTTCCTTGCCGCCCTTGCCGAGTCGATGAAATTCACCAGCATGGAATGCACCCGACCGAAGCTCTTCCCAAAACTGACGATAGGTCGAACTGTTCCGTTCTGCAGGATCGACAAACATGCTGTGATGCTTGCCGCGGATTTCATCGATCCGATAGCCGACGGCATCGAGGAAGTTCTCGTTTGCATCGAGAATGGTGCCATCGAGATCAAACTCGATCACCGCATTCGACCGGTTGATCGCATCCAGCTTGCTCTGCAGCTCGGCTGCGCGTTGCCTCTCCTCGGTCACCACGGAAGCAATCTTGATCACACGCGTAACGCGGCCGTTTTTCTTCACCACCGGGTTGTAAGTCGCCTGGATCCAGACTTCCTCACCCGACTTGGACACGCGGCACCACGATCCGGCCTTGAACGATCCAGACGCCAGTTCTTTCCAGAAGCCACTGTATTCGGCCCCTTCCAGATCCCGCTTGCAGACAAACATCGAATGATGGCGCCCGACGATTTCCTCGATCGTATACCCAAGTGCTTTCAGAAAGTTCTGGTTTGCACGAACGATGGTCCCGTCCGGCGTGAACTCGATGATTGCTTGCGAACGGCTGAAGGCCTTCAGTACCTCAGCCTGTTCCAACCCCAGAAAACTTCGCACGCCCAT